CCATAATGAAAGTATACCATGTGAACCAGCGTGCTCTCTTGATTCTCTTGAATATAAAGAGGGAAGGTATCTACCCCAAAGGCCGTTAGTTTTGGGATTAGGAATAAACTGGTCTCCTTCTATTTTACCAATAGCAGAAAATCCATCACTGTCTTTTGGTAAAGAGTCGTGTATCATTTCTAAATAATGAAGCACATTTCTACCCATTCCTCCTTGATGGTGAAAGTCCTCAGCAAAGTGAGCACCAAGACCTATGATGTTATTTTCATCATCAGTAAGGTAATGCTCTCTTTCGTCTACTGGAATATCAGTAATATCATACCCATTATACCCACCGGAATGAAACCAATCGTGATTACGAATTGACTTTTGATTAGCGTTTGTTTTGGAAAAATACTTTGCTTTGTTTAGAACTTCTTTGATTTTAGTAGGAGATACCAGTGCTCCTTCAAATCCAAGTAAAAGAGGATGACTTTCCATTTCGGTCATATCTTCATTATAACCCATGAGATTTAGCATAGTTCTAATATCCAAATGATTTTGCTCTCTCTCATCGAGAATCTTTAATTCTTCAAGTATACCTTGGCCGTGGTGAAGTGGATGGTCTTTTGAACCAGCATTAATTTTAACACCCTGCTTCATACCCTTTACTGGTAGTTGCATTAATTGATTTTCTTCATCTTCTTCAGAAAAATCACTACGATGTTCATTAAGATACTCATTGTATTCTTCTAATAAATTATCATAGACACTTGTTGTAGATTTGTTTTCAGCATCAAAGGGTACACTTTTCAACGCTTGCATCAACGCTTGATTAGTAAATCTCACTTCACCATCAGGTATGTCATCAATTGTTTCATAGTGTTTTTTGACATTCGCACCATGCATATGTTGTGGTCGCATGTAGTGGTCAAACTCACCAGTAAATCGCTGAGCAAGATTTCTCTTGATACGACCAGTGCTTATGGTGAACCCATTTCCTAAGTCTATGGTCTGAGCATCGTGTGCGTCAGTGCCTTTATTGTGAATATGATTAATGACTTTTTGCCTTTCTACTGGTGACAAGAACTCTAATCCATAGAGATAGCCCTCATAACCAAGTGCTTCTCTAAGAGCAGATGCCTCAAGTTCAGACTCACTTTTACCGCTGTAAAGATGGTCTTGAATCTCTTGCTCTGTCATTCCTTTTTTTGGGTCATACATTTCACCATGATATTGGTCGCTCTCCCACCTATCAGCAGCATCTTCAAAATGCATTAATTGTAAAGCGTGCTCATGTTCGATAGGCACTGGATATTTGTCTATCATTTCTTTGACAAGAGATGGATTTTCACTTTTCCATTTTTCAAAATCACGCATATACAAGTCGTGAGCATAGACTCCCTTTAGTGGCCCTAAGAAGTTTTGATGGTCTACATCCTTACCAGCCTCTATGTCGTATTTTTTATTACCAACTACAGAAGGATTATTTTGTTTAAGTTCGTAATTTTCTTTACCTTTTTCGGCTTCTCTATATCTTTCAGATAAACTAGGCTCTCCGGGCTTAGATGGTAAATAGAATCTTCTTAATTTTTCAACCATTTTTGACCTATCAGTGATGGTATTTTTTTGTCGTAAGGGGTGATGATTTTTGTGATGAGGATGAGACTCAGCATAATGTTGGCCTTGGGCGAAATTAGCAACAGGAAATGATGAGGCTAAGTCCATCAAACTGCGCTCTTGCATTCTGTTTTGCCAAGGATGTTCACCTAGTTTCATCTCTGCTCCTCTTATGAAACTAAACTCACCAGTTTGTTTTTTGTCAAAACGATGCCGTCTTTGTTTTGCTTTGAGTATTGAGTCGCAGATTTGGTCAGATGGTGTTTCTTCTATTTTTATACCATATCTTTCTAAGTTCATCTTAGCAAAATAATAATCCCCAATGGCATTACTAATGTCGATGCCATCGACTATAGATTTGAGAAGTTCGTTACGACTTCTATAATACCAATCTGATGGCGTTTCAATCAATCAAAGACCCCCTCAATAGGGGTTGTTGCTCAAAACCCCGTTGTTATCAAGACGACTTACTCCGCCACCTTCATGTGGGTTTAACATAGCGGCCAATCTGTCAAGACTAACTTGTACTGATGTAGCACCTTTGTTGGTAACATCTTCAGCATTGTATGGATATTGATTTGTAGTATAGTAGGCGTTTCTTGTTTGACCACCAGTTTCAGACATAAACATAACACCTTGAGGTGTTGAATCGTAAGCCGAAGTATATCCGGGTTGGCTACCTGCTTCTATTGATTTAGCAACTGGTGGGTTTCTCTGTTCAGGAGACATTCTCTTAGAACTCTCTTCTCCCGGCCTTCTGAATACTTTCACTCCACGACCACGCACGCCACGCTTTTGGTCACGAGGCTTACCCTCACTCAATGGCATAGTGTCACCTGTAGACCTACTAATTGGAGTTGTTTCATTTTCTTCTAATTCAGATGGGGTATTTCCTCCCATTCTTTGCCTCATTCTCTCATACGCCATAGGCGATGTTCTATGTCGAAATATATCGACTTGAGGAGGCGAAATACCTGCATTTTCTCTTTGAGCATCAGCGATTGTGAATGTGTCACCTTTCTTTTTTTCATCTTTTGCGCCCTTACCATCAGCGGCAAACTTAGGAACTTTCTTACCTTCGTGCTCGACCATCTCAAGCCCTTTTTCCATTTTACCACCGCAGCCCATTTTAGCGCAGCCCATTTTTGTGTTTTCACATTTAGGACATTTTTCCTTTTCAAGTATGTCTATACGCTCAGAAAGATACTGTGCTTTATTCATTAAGTCAAATGCTTGTCGGCTCATTGGGGATGGTATTGGCTTCATTGTGTCACCTCTGTTGATTTTGCTTGTTCGGCCATTTCGTGAATCTCCTCCCAAGACATTAAGTGAATCTCATTATTTGTGTATTCGTTTTGGCTTTTCAAAAGAGCAGAGTCATCGTTTGTACCAACTCCAATGTCACCTCTAAATGCATCTGTTTCAACATCTTGACTCAAAGGAGTCATGGTTGCTACAAACCCTGCCTTTCTAAGCATAGAAATAGGATTTTGTAAAGCCTGTTTAAGTTGTATGTTTTCTGATTTCAAAACTTGAAGGTCATTATCCATTGACTCCATTTTTGTTACCAAAGCATTCATCAAACGCTCAGCGACAGATTCTTCAGCCATTTAATCACCTTATTGAGAATAACGACCAAAAGTACCAGTATGCTTCTTGAATCCTCGACCCACACGACCTGAAACAATTGTTCCCGGTAGTATGTCGCTTCTTTGTGCAAGATTGAATCTAGCACCGCTTTCATTCATCTTCATTAGAGTTGATTCGCCCGGTTGAACAACTGCAACTTCTTTTTGTGATTTCTTGATAGCCGAATGAATATCATCATTCAAATATCCAGCAAACTTCAAGATTTCATTTAGATGTTGCTGAGCAGCAAACGGGTCACTGCTCTCTAATGCTTTGTTAAATGCATCTGTGTGAACAGTTAGTTTTCGTGCCATAGGATTCATTTTTAGTAAGTCCATAGTCTCGCCTCTACTGTACTCGTAGCAATACCACCCTAAATAGCCTTACTGTCCTCTAAGCCTTCGACTGGCTTGTAGCCTTTGTGAGTTTTGCTGCGGGAGAGTAGGTGGTAACCCCCTCTGCTGAACACTACTTACTGGAGCACCTGCTCCCGGTGTTGCTCTCTGTTGAGGTCTTGCTGGTGAGCGTGGAGTCCGAATACCCATACCTTCACCACCCGGTTGAGATGGTGGCATTACTGGTGGCATACCTTGCCTACTCTGCATCATTTGAGGAGGCATTCTACCACCTTGCATCATTTGAGGGGGTACACCTCCTCCGGGCGGCATTCCTCCTCCGGGCGGCATACCGCCCTGTGGCATTCCACCTGCTTGTTGAGCAGCCTGTTGCTCTTCTTGCTTTCGATATATAAATCGAATATCACGCTCGCCCTCCTCCATCAGTTCAGGTTTGTAACCAAGCATAGCCATACGCTGAGCGAGATTAACCTCCATCTCATCTCTTCGCAATCTAGTGATTTCATCTTCTTCTTCGTTTGGATAGAGAGTTAGTTTCCAATCTGTAACATCTAACTCTTTGAGCATACGAGGGAATAAGACTTCAGTATACACTTTCTGACCGTATTCTACTGCACGATTTGTTACAAGAATCTGTAGACCTTCGTTATTCAAACCACCAGCCTTACCGTTGTCAATCATAAAGATTGAAGATACACCATAGAAAGCAGCAATACGATTTCTAATTTCATCTCTTACAGCGATGTATTGCATCTCTTCAAGGGTGTCCATGAACTTAATCCAATTCACACCACCACGACCCGATGCTGACTCAATACCAACTTTTGGAATATAGTGAGGGTCACGCTCCATCTTTTCATCAACGCCTTTCCAAAAAGACTTCATTGACTCAAGATTGTCTGTGGTCACACTCACTATACCTTTTGGAATCCTACGCTTTTGATAGGCTGTATAGATGTAATTATCCATAGCAGTCAGTGTCATGGCTTGTCGCCAAAGAGTGTTTACTGGAGCACGACCATACAATTTACCGGGATTATACTTTGATATGTGAATCACTTCACCTTTCATAAAGTATTGATTCTTACCCGACCCAGCCATATTGACATAGTGAGCATCAACTAAACGAGAGCCACAGACTTGACATTTTGGCTCTTGACCGGGATATGCAACTTGGTCACGGTGAATGCGACAAATCTTGTATCTACCACCACGGACACCTCTCTTGTCAGCGATGATTCGCATAAAGATAGGGTCACCACGAATTAATTCTTTAATTCTGTAAAACTGCACTTCTCCAGTTTTTTCATCGACATAATACTCTTTAATCATCAAAAGAAATGCATCATCTACAATATTCAAATCACGCTCAACTTCATGCAATACTTGCATGAAACTTTGCTCCATAGAGTTCTGTTGTTGTAACAACCACTTGGCATAAACTACCTGCTCAGGGTCGGGGTCACGAACTTGACCACCACAGGAGTTACACTCAGTAACTTCATGTTGGAACTCCTCTTCACATTCAATACACTTCTTACGGAACTTCTTTTCCCAAAAGTAACCTCTACGGAATATCTCTTGACCAAGTTTTGTTATGACAGTTCTGAGGATAAGATTTTCATTTGACACAGCATAAAGTGCTGGGAGAGTGATACCTTGTGCTAATACTGGCTCTTGTATACCAGTAGTATACAATGGCATCTGAGGCTGAGGCGTAGTCCTTCTTCTGAAAGGACTCGCTAATGTAGAAAGGAAACGACTGACAATACCTTCTTTTTCTTCAGCCATCATAGACCCTCCCTATATTTCCCAATTGTGTCAGCATCAATACCCCAACCATCTAACAAAGCACGAGATTTTTTCTTATCGTCTTTCCAATTCTCATACCTTACTAATCGCTTGAGTTCTTCTTTACGAGTTTTATCTTTTTCATCAAGATAGGCTAGAACAGCCTTTGCTTGAATAGACTTCATCTTGAGGTGGGGAGACACCCCATCAAGTAACTTTCGTAAATCAGCCTTAGAGTAAAATTGTAATCGGTGCTGGCTTCTTTGTGAATCTTTGTAGACCTTGTTATCTACTGATAATACACCACAGTCAAGTGTCTTGAATAAATCTTCACAGTGTACTTTTCCTCTATCACCAGTAGCAATCATACCAGCACGAGGTTCACCACGCTCAGTAATAGTGATGTAACCATCAGCGTCAATGAAACCAGCACTGTAAGACCATACATCTTTCATAACTAAACCATCGCTAGAAATTACAACATATGTACCTCTTACTGCCCCCTTGACAATATCTACATTTTCTCCGTACATATTCATAAGAGTCGTAAGTTTTCTATCGGTCTGAGATTTTTTTAACATCCCAGCATCAGAAAAATTACTGCGTATAGTAGTGACTTTCATTGGCCCTTTTCGCATTAATTCTTCAGCAGCAAAATGCAAGAAGTCTCGCTCGGCTTTAGTTAATTTATCAAGAGGCTGTAGAGTAGTAGTCCACATTTTACGGGCTTCGCTTCTATCTTTCATAGCATTAGCCCAAGCCTGTTGCTCTTCGACCCCCCAAGCATCTTCATGCTCGTCTAGCATTTTCAAAGTTGCTTCAGCGTTATCCCACATTATACAGGCTCTCTCAAGACTAACACAGCGAGATTCGCCAAACTTTCTCAGACTCTTGAGTTTACGGTCACTAAGTCCAAGTTGTTTAATGGTATTTTCATAACCATCGCTCCAAGATAGATTTTGGATTGTCATATCTGTCTCAAGAGATTTTATCATTCTAATATCATCAATGAAATCATCAATGTCATTTCGATTGTCTTTGTTACCTCTTCTTGCTTTTCGTAGACGCTTTACAAGTGTCTCAGCATTACAACCAAGTGTTGCTTCAAACCAACCATCTCCATTTGGAGCAAAGCGATGTTGCTTCTTAATTGGTGTAGTCTCTCCATCGGAAACAGGGGTAAACGAAACGACCTCTCCGAAGTCATCTTCAATCAATGCTGACCCCCACATAATTTGACCTCCTTATTGACCTATTTACCATTTGCTACTCACAGGGTTTTTACTGAAGAGTTCCTCAAGCCTATTTTTTACTCGCAATCGAATTGGAGTACGAGGCTCAACTTGCTTAGGAGAATAGATTTGAGCAATCTGATTTAACTCAAAAATATCGAGTCCAGTTTCATATTCATTCTTGTGTAAAAAACGCACCATGTCGTTTGTTGAAAGATTACTACCGCTACCCGGTATGAAAGGGCAACCACCTAAGCCGCCAATGCTTGTATCAAACTGGGTAATACCCCAGTCCAAAGCACTTTGAATATTTGGGAACATATTGTCCTTCTTGTCAGCCTTGTGATGAAGGTGTAATGCTATTTCAGAATCAATGTGTCTTGATAATTCAAGAGTTCGGTAAATAAGAGAAGGATGGGCTTTACCTATGGTGTCGCATAATACAACAGTGTCACCCATATGTTGTGCTGCTTGCATGGCTTCTAACAATTTATGCTCGTCTACTTTTTCATTAGGAGCACCAAAAGCACATGAAATGTAAGCCCTGACATTTTTTGGGTCTGTCTCCTGTAGCATAGCGTCAAGTTCTGCGATTATATCATCCATGCTTTTTCCTAAGTTTGCTTTGTTAAAGAACTCAGATGCAGAAAAGAATACATTGATTTTTTCAGCACCAACGGCTAATGCTCTATCCATTCCCTTTTGATTTGGTACAAGAGTAGCAAAATTACCAATGTCTTGAGTCGCAGTAAATACCTCTTCTGCATCAGCCATATTAGGTACAAGTTTAGGATGCACAAAAGATGTGATTTCCATTTCCTTTAGACCAGCGTGATAAAGGCGATTTATCAAATCAATTTTATCAGAAGTAGGAGTAAACTCTTCGATGTTTTGTAGACCGTCACGAGGGCCAACTTCGTAGAGTTTTACATCACTCATTTCTTCTCCACCCCTCTTCTGTTTGAGTGTAACCTGCTGTTGAGCGAGCATCCATTCTATTTGTTAGCCATGCCATGAAATGACCAACAGCAGCACCACCAAGCCCTGCTAAGAGACCTGTTTGGAGAACTTCAGGTGGAATTGGTAGAGCCTTCTTTTTTGTATCAGGGTCAGCAGCATGAGTAGGGTCTTTGTCACCTTTTTTACCAACTGAAATGATTAGTACCATTCCGTGTTTCTTTCCGCCTACTTTACTTTCTTTCATGGTATCATCCACCCGTTATTTGGTCTACCTGTTATAATGTTATCAAGACCGGGTAATATGTCATCAAGCAAGACAATAGAGCCTTTGAACTCTTTTGTACCCCAGTTTGCTAGAGCAAGAGACATAGCCAAGTCATCGTGTACTCCTACGCTCTCTAGTCTACCGTTTTTCTGCATTCCAAATCTGTTCAATTCCTCTTCTAACTTATGTGTAAATTGTCTACTTTTTTCGTTACCGTATGGTGTCTTGATTTGCCCCTGTTCAAAAGCCATGAGTAGAGACATGAAGAGGCTTTCCTTTCTTGTCTTGGTTGTCATAAAGGTTCTGATAGGAATATCTTCACGCATTTCTTTAAGTTCCATAGCGAACATACGCTGAAAGTTGTTACCTTCAAGTTCGATTAAATCAGGTTGGAATCTTTGATTCAATAGAATAATCTGACGCTTCTGCGCTACAGAACTCATACCACGCTCATGTACTATGCCAACAATTTGTTTAACATTATCATCAGGTATAGTACGCAGTACAGTCATAGCAGTAAAGTCAGCATTCTTATCAGATGCAATCGCTGTGTCCCAGCCGATGAAGTGCTGACCAAACAAGCCCATGCTATTCCCATCTTCGTCATATTCATGTTCAGCATGGTCAAGTAGAACTAGATTTTCGTCACGAGCCTTTTCCAATATCGTCATTGGGAACATACTCGCTACATCGTGAATTGGCTCACAAAGATATTCACGAGTAAACTGAATCGCTGGCATAGATAGTCGCCTTTGCTCTAGTGCTTCAAGACTCCAACGCTCAGGCCAAAGTGGTTCACCTTCTCGATTGATAGCAGGGTATGTCTCCACTTGGAATGTCTCTTTCTTCTCAAGTTCAGCGTACAAATCATTGTAACTGAACGGAGTTCCTACCATCATCATTTTTCCTGTGTGGTGAAGAACTGGTAATAGAACACCATAGAACCAGTCGGCTGCACGCTGAAGTTCACTACCAGTCGTACCCCATAGAATATCGTCACATACTACAACATCAGGGTGGAAACCACGAGTACCTCCACCAACCGATTTTGCCATAATACGACTACCGTTAGTGAACTCAAAGTAGGTTTTTCTCCACGGTATACCACCGGGCTTTAGATGATGTAGACAAGCAGCACCATCTATGTTGTTACGAATAAAACGCATATGTTCTAGTGTCTGTTCAAGAGAGTGACTGAAAACCATGATGTGAGTATTGGGATTGAACGCTGCTATCCAAAGAGCATAGGACATGAAGAATACAGATTTACCGTGGTCACGAGACGCTTTGACACAGTAGTATCGGTTGTTTTTCAAACCTTCATCCCACTGAGCGTGGTGCTTAGCGTAGTCAAATCCTAGCACTGTTTCAAAAAAATACTTGAAAGAACGCTTAGACATATTAATGTCCATCTCAACAATAAGTTCTTTCATTTGTGCTTCTTCTTCACGCTTACTCATGCGACCACCCCGATGAGCATTTTCTTTACTTGTTTATTTGTCATAGATTTAGCCGACATTGATTCTTCAGTATCAGTTTTTTTAGCAGCATCTGTTTGCTCTTTGATGTGCTTACCTGCTTCGGCATCTTTAACCCCTACAGTATTAGCACCGATTACATTACCAACTTCTGCATCAGTAGACTCAGTGGACTCAGTTGTAGGTGGAGCAACATTGACATTTCTCGCTTGTTGGGCGGCTATTTGACCTTGTATATTTGCTCCAACATCAAGACCGGGTGGCCCTCCATCTATGGCAACCATTCCACCTTCTCTTTCTTCTTGCAGAGGCATACCCATGTGGTCTACTTTCGGTTCTACAGTATTAGCAGGTGATATTCTTGTACCGAATATTTTACTGTCACCGTGAATGTCACGCATCGCACGAGTTCTTGCCATTGGAGATTGGAACGGAACTGGCTCATCTCTTATATTCGTGCTCATAATTGGCTTCTTACCTTGATAACTTATCATTTGCTCTTCAGTATGAGTAGGGGTAGGGGTAGGGCTTGCTAAATTATGATTAAAAGCAGGTTGTTGTAAATGTCGTTTTTCGGGTGATACAACACCAACAGACCTACCAGCCATTCTTGCTGCTGCCCCACCGAGACCTTCACCCAAAGGTTTCTGCATTGTATCAGAAGTAAATTGACCAGTCTGATATGCACCAAGACCACCTGAAAGCGCATCTTGACCAGTAGCACCAGCATTAGCGAGTGAGACTAAGCCTGAAAGAACACCAACGGCTCTCCCTAATCCTCTACCGAACTTCTCAGCACCCTCACCAAACTTTGCTCCTCTTTCAAATCCTACTTGAGCAGCAGTTTTACCAGTGTTTGCTCCTCCTCCTTTTTCTTCTGACCTATACCTCATTGGGTTGAATCTACTCCTTTGATAACCTTCTCCAGTTTTAGGATTTACAATAGCACGAGTCTGACCCTCTTTCAGTTTTCTTTGATTCATTTGATTAAGGGCTTGAGCACCATATTTGTCACCAGTGTACGAACCAAGTTCGTTACCTGTTTGTACCATTTCCCCTTCTTCATTTTGTTTTGTTTCCATAACTGGTGTTGCTTGATAAGCACCAGTTACTGGGTTTGTTGATAGACCAGCCATACCTTCAGGATTTACACCAACAAACTGCTGTAGTGGTGCTTCTTGAGATTGAGTGCCAATCATCATCATAGGCATCATTGAACCACTCCCCATTTGCATTGGCACACCCATTTGCATAGACGATTGCTTACGAACTAAGATGCTACCCATCAGACACCACCTACACTTACTTTGACTACCTTAACAACATCAGTAGAAACATTGAGTCGCTTTGCGATTCTCTCCCAGTCACCAGTGGCATATGCAATTGAGCGAATATCAACTGGCGTTAGGTCTACACTCTTAGCAAGATGATGAATACCTGATAGGTCTGCCACATTGATTGGTCGAGCCAGTGCGTGTTTCATAATCTTAGAATCAGCACGAGCATCATCCATCTGCATATCCTCCATAGCCTTCATCACTCTATCCATAGGTGAGAGTTCTTGTGATTGTGATTTCATGTATTGGGTGAGCAAACGCTGTCGTGGGTCGCCCATTGTTTGTTGATACATTTGCTCTTGAGGGGATAGTTGCATACCTTGTCCTTGAGGTACTCTTGCACCAGCCGCTTGTATAATTCTACGAAGAGATGCTGGGTCAGCCACGCCAACACGCCTTCGTGCTGCAACTAACTCAGGGCTTTGCGGTGTAAATGTTGGTGCTCCCCTTGGAGGTACTGACGGGGGTGGTGCAACCGCTGGGGGAGCAGCAGCGGCTGGAGGTGGAGATGGAGCAGCAGCGGGTCTTGGTGCTGCTGGAGCAGAACGAGGTCTTTCTGTTGCTGGAGCAGTTCTTGAAGTGCTCATACTAGGAGCAAGAGATACATCATTGTAGAATGGAACATGAGCAGGTAATCTTTCAACTAATTCATCAGGGTATGTCATGTAACGAGAAGATAACCCGCTAGTTGGGAGAGTCTCAGGTAATTGTCTACGAGTTTGATGACCAAATGCTTCACTTACCAAATCAGCCAAAGCCTCAGTTGCCTGTCTGCGCTGTTCAATAGTTTCGTAACTTTGTAGATTCAAACCCATATTTTTGATAACATCAGCATCAATATTACCATCAGCGTCTCTTGGCATGTAGGCTCGTAACGCACTGTCGTGCTCATCGTGTGCTCCACTTAACATAGCCTTAGCGTAAAACCTAGCAGCCTGAGTGTGAGTACCCAATCCTTGTGTAGTTTTTTGACCATCAAGAGTTTCTAGGTGTTTACCCGGAATAGCGTGTGAGTTTATCGCATCGAATCCAACATCATGGTCTTTTCCAAATGTTTGAAGAATATGTTCAAACGCTCTTTTTCCTATACCGGGCTTTGCTGCTGTGCCAGTGAGAATACGACCAAACAACATATTGAATGCTGGAGTTCTTGATAGTTCTTTTAGCATACCTTCAGTAAGAGTTGGTGTCCTCAATACTGTTCTAAGGTTCATCATAGTGTATCTAGGTTTTCCCGTAGTTCCCGGTGTAGTATTAATTGGAACATCAACATCAGGTATCTTATCAGGGTCAATGACTTTTAACGCCTCAGCGATATGGATTTTAGCACTATCAATACCATTACTTAACCCAGTTTGTTGTCGATTACTCATCATGTGCATAAAGTCAGGAGTGTGATTCATAATCTCCCAAGATTGGATTCCAGTATGGGCTGCATTGTGAGCGACACCGGGAGGAGCATTAGTAATGTGGAGATTTGGTAACATATACCCTTGAGGGGTCTGCATAATTTTATCCCCACCTCTACCACGAATACGATTACCACGAGGGTGTAAATCCTTAATGTCAATATGAGGATTGTCAATAAACTCAGCACCGACTAAATCTGTTAGCCCAAGTTTTTCTAGTAGTATCTTTTGTAAATTATGATTGTAAGGAACAGCATATGATTCAATCATAGCACCTACCTTTTCGTTACGGTTTTGACGATTAGTATATGCTGTAATGTAGTCACCACTCTGAGACACATGAGCACGAGTTGTAGGTTTACGACCACCATAGCCAGCAACACGAATCTTTCGATGTTTTATATCATCAACATCAGGAATATTATGATACCCGCTTTTATCTTCATGTTCTGCATTTGTCATATCAATTGCTGTTTGAACAAGATTTTGCGGAGTAAGAACTCCTAACTCCGGGTGATTTTGACCTAGTAATCCATTTTTCTCTAATGATTCACCTACAGCATGGAGTACACCATCAATACCGTGATGATGTGACTCTCCGTTCTCATCTAGGTATACCATCTCACCATGTTTACCTGTAGCGAACTTACCGGGAATTAACTCGCCCATACCGAAGTGTCCTGACGGGTGATGCTTTGCTGCACCATGATGTGCAAAAGCGGGTACATCGGGAATATTAGGGTCAGGATGGAATGCTTCAGGAGGAGGAGCAGTCTTTAGATAAGGCTCAAGTCGCCCTGTTTCGGGATTAGGGTAGTAGCCGTAAACACCGTCACCCTTGCGAATAATAGATTTGCGAACTAAGATACTCAAACTCGCCCACTCCCTCTACCTACAAGAGCACCGGGGTCAAGCCCAAAATCTCGTGGCTCATTGTTTACATCTTCTGTAGCACCCTGATTTCTATTTGTTTGCTTGGGATTATTGGCTGGATAGTTAGGTAAAGTGCTTGCAGCACCAGCGGTGTCGGGTTCACCCTTACCTTTCTTTTTACTATCCTTGTCTTTCTTTTCACGCATTAATTCACGAATCTCTTTCAGAGCAATTCGCATCAATGCTGCTTGATATGCATTGGCTTTGAGAATGTCACTGCGCTGAGGAGTGTCCTCACTCATTGTTATCATGCTCGGCATCTTAGGTCGTGCTAAGCGAGGTACTTTCATCTTAGGTGGTACGATACTTGGGGTACGAACTGCTCTAAGTCTTGGTCTTGGAATACGAGGGTATTGAAGCGTGTTGGTCAAGCGACCACCACCTGTAGGGCCAGCAATAAAGGAGCGTTGGCTATGTCTCATATGTGGTGTGTATACTGTCCTCACTCCACCCAAGAGTTTACGAGCATCTTGTGAAGCAAGATAAGGTCTGTATTTTTGAGGGTCTTTAGATGGAGGTTGTTTACTAGCAAGACCTCGGTGTGACATTTCAACGGAAAGATGCGGTCTCATTAGTCCAGTTTTACGCCCCATTGGTAGATTACGACTGATGTTTTTAGAGCGTCTCGATGTAGTATTTCGTTGGTCACCACCGCCCTTTGGTTTCTCAAACTGACCAGTAGATGGTCGCCACTTAGCATAACCCTCTTTCTTGCGTCTACGGGCTACGCTACGCTTAGATTCTTTTTTTTGAATCATATCCCAAGCAAAGTCCATAGGACTACTTTTTTTCACACGAGGGTCAGGCACTAATTGACCATTAACAAACGCCATTCCGGGTATAGGCGAATCTTGAATATCAGGTTCAGGTTCAGGTTCGGGTTCAGTGAATGGGCCGGGTGGTAGCATCTGAGTAGAGTACATTTGTTGATGATAAACAGTTTGAGGGTTTAGTTTAATTTTCCTAGCAACCTCTTCCAAATCAGCAATTTTATTTCTCTCATCAGCAGTAGTAGGTAGCAAAGGTGTTTTATCATCAGGTATCATAGCCCTGCGTCTCATCATTTCAGGATGAGTGCCATGTGCAAATCGTAGATATTCAGGAATACCCGCTAATACATTTCTTTGTCCTCTATCTATCGCATCTTGTCTTATTTTGCGTGATAGACCTTGCTTCATGTGACCTGTGAGGTGTCCTGAAACATTCCTCTTTTTATCAATATGACGCTGTGCTTCAATATCAGGATGGTGGTAATGTAAGGCTTCAGCCTCAGACATTTTGAGTAGTTGCCAAGCCATATCCATAGGCTCAGACATTTGAATCATTTGACCACCCGCAGCACCCGGCCCTTTTGCACCCATAGCAAGACTACTTAGGAATCCACCAGCACCTGATGGCATTGTTTGATTTGCTGGATTATCTGTAGAGCCACGAGGTTTGTATTGCTCTTCTTCTTCATCCATATCTTCACTAGGTTTGCTATTACCAAGACCAAGATGGTGTCTGCGAACTTTGATATGACGGATTTTCTTATCCTCTTTTTCCTCTCGCTCTCGCTTGGCTTGTTTTTTGTCTTTGCGTCTTTCCTTGCTTTTAGCATCTTCAATACCGCTTGGTGGCCTTTCATCTTCGTGATTAGCCCTAAACATTTCAGAGGATTCTGAGCGAGGATTGTATATCCTCGTATCAGAGGTTCTACCCATCATACCCTCCGTCATGTATTATCCCCCATGATATGGTATTCAAAACACTGTCGCAACTTTTCGCTTATTTTTCTATAGAACGACATTATTCTCGGACTATCTTGAAATGCCGAAGTCATGTTTTCCATTGTATATTCAAACTCTTCAAGCAAGCGAGGTATGAGATTGTAAGCAGGGAAAAATGTAGTAGGGTCGTCATCTTCAAATACGGTTTCAAAAGACTTTGCTAACAACTTGAATAAATCAGGTGGTGTGATACTTAGTTCACCATAGTGCTCAAATCTTTCTATAACGCAGCGACAAAAATCAAGATACATCGGTACATGATTTTCAGAAATAACCAATTTACTATCCACCATTGAATAACCCGGATGGGTCATCTGCAACAAATCAGGCACTGGAACTGGCATCAATTCATATCACCTGCGTGCTCTAATAGTTGTTTACGAACTCTAGCCCAAGATTCAGGACTTTCTTTTCCAAGTTCAAGTTTGAGAATGTTAATTGTGTTGTTAATTTGGTTGTTTTCAGTTGTAGGACTCCATTGTTCATTCATCTTCAATAAGTCCTTTATTGATTCTCTGACCTCTTTGTGTAGAGAAACTGCGTCTCTAACAAAACCATCTTCATGCACGCTACCTTCATTTAGTAACTCAGTTAGTTTAACATTAAGTAATTCAACATTTGACCTGAGTGCATTGATTTCTTCTCCCACCACTAATGTAATTTCAGCGGCTGCACTTCTTTGAACTAAAGGTTGAAAGTGATGTTTCATATGATGATAGACTGATGACTCAGCAATTCCAAGTTCCTCAGCAATAGCCTCAGATTCAGAGCCATCCTCAAAGAATCTACGCTCAAAATCAGCCCTTTCAGGATGAGCACATACCTTGCATTGAGGGTTAGAAGCCATGTGATATTGACCCATGTGATTACGGAAATGACGGTCAGTTGTGTTGAGTCGCCAGCCCATATCTTTGTCAAGTTGTTTAGGTGATATTTCACCGTCAAGCAGACCCTTTTCTAAGTCGGCACGACTAGGATGTTGGCACAAAGGGCAAGACCTTTTTGTGATACCACCACCCTCCGCCATGACACGCTTAAAGCAGCATTACCCATAATGCTTTTTCTTCTGAACCTTTTCGGAGGTATCATGCTGCCACCTTACGAAAGAGTTCCGAAACAGCCTCTCAAAAAGCGTGGTAAAGATTTACTTAATGCTTCAAAAGACGCACTGAAAGGTCGTAGAGTTTCAAAAGAAGAATACATGGAGAGGCTTGATGAGTGTTATCAATGCCCTTACATGCAAAAAAGAATGGGTACTTGCCGACTGTGCAATTGTGTAATGAAAATTAAGGCACTCGCACCGTCAGTTGGTTGTCCTATAGACAAGTGGTTACCGAGTAATTCGGGAGTAGAGAGTAGTCAGGAAAACTAATCCCCCAAAGATACCCACTACAAATACACTAACATCTCCGCTGCTCATTGAATCTCCCTTGAAAACTAAGATAGATGCACAAGCAATAATGATTGAAATAAACTGTACCATTATCATTTCTACAATGATATTCCTACTTGGAGCAAATATAGTGCTACTCGCTTGACTTATTCTCATGCTGTAATCAGATATACTACCCGGTTGCATATTATTCCCTCACTGTCTTGGTAGTCCTATAAGTCCACGAGCGACACTACCAATTCCGCCACCGACTTTATTCATCATACCCTCATCTTGTAAAGCAGCACCAAGAGCACTACCCATCATTGATTGTTGAGCCATAGCCATAATTTGCTGTCTTTGCATTTCTGCTTGCTGAACAGTTTGCTGACTTTGTGATACTAAATTAGTAAGAAGCATTTTGACATTTTCTGCGCTTAGAGTTTGTAACTCAGATGGTAAAGTAGCAGGGTCTAGTTTCATACCTCCTTCATCTTCATCCATAACAAATGTGCCATTTTTTAGAATGTTTATCAAACTAAGACTTGTTGCTGTAGCAATCAAATCAATTAGAGATGCAAGCCCACCAGTTGCTATGAAGCGGTGAATAGGATTTTGTGATTGTAAAAGTGCAGACATTAACTCCATTTCAGAAGGAGGGGTTATCTGACCATTTTGCATCATATGTTGTTGCTGTTGGTTCATTCCCATGCCACTCATCATACCTGCCATGAAACCTTGATTTTGTTGCTGAGGCTGAGCACCAAGAGTAAAGTTGCTTTGAGTACCCATATTTGAGCCTAATCCTCCGTTCCCTCCTCCGGTCTGTGAAAGATTAAATCCGCTGTTTTGCTGTGGTTGATTGCCGAAGTTGAACATCGTATCACGCATCCCCAGTAGTTAATCCAACATCAATGTTCTGTTGTACTTTAGCATTTTCAGTGTTAAGTAACTCTTGAAATGCTTGTGTCGGCATATTCATTTGTTGTAGTTCCATTTGGAATATACGCAAGTCGAATACAACCATCGTTACATCGTTTTGACCAGTTGCTGGATTTGCATAATGTAGTATATTGATACCTTTTGTTTTACCTGCGTCTCTTTCTAGTTCAGCAAAGAAAGGCTCGTACTTTTGTAGCATAGCAGGTGTTGGGTCGTTTTTCTTCACAGATGAAATAGGAACAGTAACGATTGATACTCCTCTCTTTACTTTATCACGAAGGCGACTCGGATTCATCTCATTTTGCTTATCTTCTTCAGCCTCCCACTTTACCAAAAGATGGTAGAGATGCATATGCTCAGGGCAATATGTTCCCTTTAATTTCCTACCACTGGTTACCTTATCTTGAGCAATAAATGCTTCAGGCTGGCCTGTAACTGGGTTTTGCCAATACATTTCCCATAAAGAGCGACCAGTTTCTTCATCGCTGATTTTCATGTAGAGATTATCATGTTGAATTAAATTAGCACAGTTACAACCATCTACAACACAAGTACCAGTATCTTTTGCATATCTGTATTTGCGACCAAACAACCACCTCATAGGATTGAATACTGAACGCCTTGCTGGTTGAAGTAATTTGTAGGCTTGCTTAATGTCCTTACGCCTAGCCTTTCTTGGGTCAGGATGGCGACTTGGATAAAAATTGACTTTTGGAACTTCTATATTCTGAGCAGCGGCAACCTCTTGCATACCTTGTTGAGCCATTAGCATTTCTTGTAACGCAGCCTGAGTAAGTTGGTCGTTACCTTGCATAGCCAAGGTTGCTAATTGTGCTTCGTTAAGGTGTTGTTGTTGAGGTTTACCAAAGTTAATCATCTTATCACAACCTGTTCAGGCGTAGGGGTCATTACTACAACAATCTGCCCCTCTTGAACTACAAACTTCCAATGAACATCATCACCAGCATTTAACCCAAAATGCTCAACTATCCACATAGGAACTGTGGTTCTAAGACTACGACTACCACCGCCAGTAGATACCAATGTTGTTGAAGAGTTCTTACCTGACATATCCTCACCGAAAGAGTTGTTATTCAAAAGGCTACCTATGGGGTCATTTTTTGGGTCACGAGGTCAAAAGACTCACCATTGTCTTTTCTACATTCCATCCTATTCTTGTTGCCATAAATGACCTTCTAGTGGGAATACCTGCTTTTTGTAAACGAATTAAATCATCTCTAAATGGGTCAAATATCTTATGTTCGCCTATTCTCCCATCGTGCCAAAGTTTAGATGCAGTCTCATCAAAGAAGCGGTCAGCCTTGTTAGCGACTAACATGATGACTCTTGGATGATACTTTTTTCCTCTAATCCTTGACCAAATAGAGCGATAGCGATAATCTCTTTTTATCAAGCAATCTACGAGATAACGAAACCCAGCAATTTGTTGCATCGCATCATCTCCTCCTTTGAAGGCTCTATCATCAAACATGTAGACAATTGCCTCTACACCACGAGTTACCATATCTTCAATCCAAAGATTCCAAAAACGCTCTTGTCCTCCTATATCGGCTGAATAAACAACTCGCTTTTCACCTTGCCAAGATACTCTTTTTCTTGTTGGCTTTGGCATTTTATATTTACCAATTTTTAGTATGCGAGAGTGAGTAGTTCTTTCATCTTCGGGTATTTCCTCCATTTCACCCGGAGTTGTAAGGTAACGGTCAAGTGTAGTTTTACCAACCATTGGTGCTCCGTAAACACCAACTCTTCTTGGTTTGTAAGAATTATAGAGATTCTGACCCCACATCGCTGCGCCTACTAAGGCTGTGCCACCTGCGTCTACCATAGAACATCAATCCCACCATTTTAGCCAATTAACAAGTTGGTCTAACTTATCAACAGTCCACTCTACAGTATTTTCATAAACACTGAAAGTGGTATTATGAAACTCAATACCACTAACAACTAAGGCTGTGATAAGAGATGCGAGGACAGTTTTTATCCAACCCCATGTTCTTTCGTAAGCATTATCCACAGTGTTGGCTATGTGAATAGCACGAAGGGTACTCTCAGTTGCATCATCAGAAGGTGTACGAAAGATTCGACCCATTCATATTCCTCACTCTTTCTTTTGATACCTTTTGTCAGGAGTGCCGTCTTTCTTCAGTGGTACTTCTTCATCTATACCAAGTGTAAGTGGTTGTTGGATTTTTGCCTCGTGAGTAGGAATACGACTACCATCAAAAACTGAAGAGCCTCCACCCCTACTATCAAATGAGCCTATCATTGATGGAGAGCCACCTGCTACTCCCCAACTTGGAGGCATCTGACCGGGGTTTTCCTCCATCCAGCGAAGTTCACGCTCAAGTTGCGCTTCTTGCATTCGCATTTCCATTTCAGCCCTACGGTTATCAAACTGTTGCTGCATCATACGGTATTGGTGGTTTCTTTGTTTCTCAATGTTACCGTGTCGTACTTTTTCCTGTAGATTTTGCTCAAAGAACATTTTGAAAAAGTAGTAAGCGATTCCTTGCATAAAGAATGCACCCATAGCATAAGTAAATCCGTTAATCCAAACGCTATCTTGTTTGAGCCAAACCTCAGCATCAAAGATACCGATTGCTACTCCAACAAGTGTGCTTTGGGCTAAAATCAATCCCATTAGCCTAATTTCTGCTTCGTGATGGTCAGTTGAGTCCATAGTGTCCACTGGTATGTCCACTCCGGGGGTCACCATAAAGGTTGCTGGGGCTGTTGTCCGGGTTGTCCGTTGTATTGTTTATACATTTTACAAGAATATATTATTTGTCTATATCAGACATTAGACAAGTCGGACAACTTAGAATGGATAAGGGTGCATCAATTCTTTTCTATCTTCGCCACCCTCTTCTTGTTTGTAGTCATCTAACGATGTAAGAAGAGCCTGTGCTATCTTTTTGTCTTGCTCATCCATTGGCCCATTCATAAGATTTCTTAACAACTCTAAATCGCCTCTCAGTCCTTTTGTTAGAGGGCGTTTTGTACCTTTTTCTCGGAAATGTCGTGCTCGATTATCGTGCTCATCTTCTACTGTCAATTTACCACCTTCGGTATGAGAAATGTCACGGTGAGAGTGGTCACCGTACATACCACGCTTTCGTCTTTCTCTATTCAACTCTTCTCGGTATTTGATTCGCTCAGGCGATGACTCATACTTTGTGTCATATTCTTTTTTATGACGCTTTGCTTCAGGAGACTTACGCTCTTTACGGACTACACCAATATCTGTCATACTAACAATTCCATCTCTTTAACGCTGCGCCTTTCGGAGTGAGTTTACCTTTCTTACTGGTCGGCCCTTTCATACCACCCATCCTTGCACAGAATGATTTACGCCTCTTTGCCCTTTTACTACCCGGCTTGAGTTTGGATGGCTTAGTTGTAACTGGTGGCTTTAGGTTTGCCCCAGTTTCACGCTTGAACTTGGCTCTGCCCTTAGCGTTTAATCCACCTTTTTTGTGATGCCGTTTCGGATTATATCCATGAAACGGCTTAGATTTCTTTTTGCCCTTTTCAAGCAAATCCCACGCTTCGTCAAATGCTCCCATTAAATCACCTTAACCATTTTTACTATAGTAGGTTTTCCACCTACACCTTGTTTTTTACTGCGCTTGCGTTTTGTTGCAGCAGCCTTTTGCCCCTCAGTCATTGAGCCTGAAGTTTTTGGAGTTTTACTTGATACCTTTACACTAGGTCTGCATTTTGGATA